GGAGTCTTAGGACTCCTCCACTTTATTTTAAGGAGAAAAAATTATGAATCATTCAAAGAAAAAAATGATGGGTGGTGGCAAGATGAAAAAAGATGGTAATGCTTTAGCAAGAAGAGAGCCAATGGCTTATGGTGGTATGGGTATGAAGAAAAAACCAATGCAAAAAGGTGGTATGAATAGAATTCAATACATGGAAGGTGGTCCAGTTATGGATAATATACCTATGGCTAAACCTAATTAATAATGGGCAAAGGCGTAAAACATTATAAAAGAGATGGTACTGAGTTTAAAGGCAATATGCATAAAATGCCTAATGGACAAGTACACTCTAATAAAACTCACACTAAAACAAGTGTAAGACTTTATCATTTTAAAGACTTGAGTAAAACAGCACAGAAAAAAGCTAAAGGTAAAAAATAATGGCTACAACATATTTAGATTTAACTAATGAAGTTCTTAGAGAACTAAATGAAATACCTTTAACTTCTGCAAACTTTGCAACTGCAATAGGTTTACAAAAGTTTGTAAAGGATGCAATTAATAAATCTATATTTGATATAGCTAATCAAGAACCACAGTTACCTTTTTTTAGTGCAGGTGTAAGTGGTAGCACAGACCCTTTCTATGGGAATACAACAGTAGCAACTGTAGCAGGACAAAGATTTTATACTTTAAAAGATGGTAGTTCTAGTATTACTACAGACTTTGCTTCTATAGATTGGGATGATTTTTATATAACAACAATAAATGTAAGTGGTGAGTCTAGCCCTTTCGTTTCTAAAGGATTAAAATTTTTAACACTAGCTGATTGGAGAAGATATTACAGAGATAGTGAGAATGCAGATGATGCAAACTCAACTCATGCAGAACCTGCTTTTGTAATTAAATCTCCAGACAGTAGAAAGTTTGGATTAAGTCCAATACCAGACAAAGTTTATAATGTACACTTCTATGCATTTACAAAGCCTACAGCTTTAGATGCACATGGAGATACAATGACATTACCAGAACAATACAGTAATGTTGTAACTGCAAGGACTAGATACTATGTATGGCAGTTTAAAGAAAGTCCACAACAGGCAGCTTTTGCATTAGATGATTATAAGAAAGCAATGAGATACATGAAATCAAATCTAATGAATCCATCGCCTAAGTACATGACAGATGATAGGACATATTTTTAGGAGATATAGATGACAACCAAGATACCAGTAGAATTATCAAGTACCCCCGGAATAGTAGATGGAAGTAATGCTACAGCTATAACTATTGACAGTAGTGAGAATGTTGGAATTGGAATTTCTCCATCAAATACATTTAGTGTTGGTGCTAGTGGAACAGTTACAACAAGATATACCTCAACTGATACTTCAGCATTTTCTTTATTACAATTTGAAAATAGTGGAAGCATAGTTTTATCTGCTGACCATGGAGACTCTGCTTCAAGCACTGAGATTCTATTTAAGACTGATGGTGCAACGGAAAGAGCAAAAATTGACAGTAATGGAGATGCACAATTTCAGAACCGAATTTTTGCAGGTGGTGGTACAGGTGCAAATACTTCAGTTAATGCAGATGATTTAGTTCTTGGTCTTACTAATAATTCTACTGAAAGAGGTATAACTATTGCTTCTACAGCAGGTGGTGGTATTAGATGGAATGATGGTGCTGATGCAGGAACTTTACAATATGTTCATAGCACTAATCGAATGCAATTTTATACAGCAGGAGCTTTAGATGTAAGTATAGACAGCGATGGAATAAAATTTGGTAGTGACACAGCAGCAGCTAATGCACTTGATGATTATGAAGAAGGTACTTGGACTCCAGTTTATGATGGTGCAACAAGTGCTAGTGGTGTTGCATATACCTCAAGGGTGGGTAGTTATACTAAAATAGGAAATACTGTAACAGTGAGTTGTAATATGGTTTTAAGTAATAAAGGAACTGTAGCAGGTGTAAATAGAATTAGTGGTTTACCTTTTGCAGGTAACAATAGTCCAGCCTTTCATGTAATTGCACCCTTGTTTGGTAATTTAGATTTAGATGCTAACCAACAAGGTACTGGTGCTCAATATGCAGTAAATTCATTTGTATATTTATTTGTTACAGAAAATGACACAGCTTTAGCTCAAATGACCAGTGGACAAGTTAATAATAATACTGACTTTCACTTTACTTTAACTTACATGACAAATTCATAATAACTAATATACCTAGTGGATTCTAGGTACGGACAAAGGAGAAAATAGAATGGCAATAACAAAAGAATTAATAGAAGATAAAATAGAAGTTGTAGGAGAATGCAAAGAAATACAAGTAAGAACAGCTACAGTCATCAAAGAAGATGGCGTAGAGCTATCAAGGTCTTTCCATAGACATGTATTACATTGTGTAAGCTCTGTAAAGAATGATGACGATACTTGGACTCATACAGATACCGATATATCAGGAGAGTCTACAGAGGTTCAAGGAATAGCAAGTGCTGTATGGACAACAGATATTAAGAACGCTAAGAAAGCAGCAAATGAAGCAGCTAACGAAGCTTCAGGCATATAATTAATGGCAAGTAGTCAACCATATACAGTCGCAGTCAATGGAGGTTTAGTAAGTTCATCTAATGTTATAGATTTGCTTAAGACACCCGGAGTTGCAAAAGACTTAAGAAACTTTGAAGTCTCTACAGAAGGTGGCTATAGAAGAATAAATGGTTATCAAAAGTTTGGCACTACAAATGCTACACAACCTACAGGTGGTACAACAAATATACTAGGTGTGTTTCCTTATGCAGATGGTGTAATAGCTACTGCAGGTACAGGAATATTTTTTAGTAATGATGGACAAACTTGGGTAAATATAGGTAGAGATTCCGTATCTGGTAGTGGTGATAACTATAGTACCTTTACAGGTAGAAGTACACTAACAAGAACTTCTCAAGGACAATGTCAGTTTACATTATTTGATGGTGCTACATTTGATTATGGTCAAGTTATTATATCAGATGGAGCTAATAAGCCTTACATCTTTAGAATGGAAGGCACAGGAATATTAACATCTAGAACATTTTTTGCAGAAGAAATAACTGTAACAAGCACTAAAGGTGTTAAATATGTTACAACTCACGATAAGCATTTAATAGCTGCAGGAGTTGAAGATAATTTAAGTACAGTATTTTATAGTGCTACATTAGACCCTACAAGCTTTAGTGGTACTGGGTCAGGTTCTATAGTAGTAGAAGACCAGATAGAAGGAATCAGAGGATTCCGTAATGAGTTGTTTATATTTTGTACAAACAGTATATTTAAATTAATAAATATAAATGATTCAAGTAATATAGCCATAGTACCGGTAACAAAGAATGTTGGTTGTTTAAGTGGTTATAGTATTCAAGAGATTGGTGGTGACTTAATATTTTTAGCACCAGATGGATTAAGAACTGTTGCTGGTACAGCGAGAATCGGAGATGTTGAGTTAGGTACAGTTAGTAAAGCTATACAACCTTTAGTAACAGAACTAGCAGAAAACATAAATACATTTGTAATAGATAGTGTTGTACTAAGAGAAAAATCACAATACAGATTATTTTATACAAATACAAGTTTAGAACAAACACAACAAAAAGGAATTATAGGAACATTAAGACCAAATGGGTTTCAATGGTCAGAGACAAGAAGTTTAGAAGTTACTGCTATAGGTTCAGGATTTGATAGTAATAATGTAGAACAATATTATCATGGAGATACAAATGGTTTTGTTTATCAACATGATACTGGTAATAATTTTGATGGCAGTAATATATTAGCTAGGTTTGAAACACCTAACTATGATTATGGTGATTTAGGAACATTAAAGACTTTACATTATGTCAGAGTATCAGCAAGTTCAGAAGGTATTGTTGAACCAGACATACAAGTAAGATTTGATTATGGTAATACAGATATACCACAACCACCAGATTTATTTGATATAGGAGTAATTAATCCACCCTCAAAGTTTGGAGATGCTTTGTTAAATACAAATGTATTCGGTGGAGGAGATAATCCTTTAATAAGAGTTCCATTACAAGGAAGTGGAACAAGTAACAATTTTACAATTATAAGTGATGACACAAAAGCACCATACACAATAAATGGTTTTTATGTAGATTACATACCTTCAGGCAGGAGATAAATAAATGGCACTAACAAAAATTTCAAGAGGTTTATTAAATACTGGAGTTTCAGACAGTTCTGATGCAACTGCAATAACTATTGATAGTAGTGAAAATGTAACATTAGCTGGAACAATCAATGGCATAACTATAAAAGCTGATGCAACAAACTTTACTGATAGTATTTTAATTAGTCAAAACGCAAGTACAGGAACTTTATCAAGTGCTACAGATAATGTCGGTATAGGTGATGATGTTTTTGCATCATTAACTTCTGGTAGAAATAGTGTAGCTATTGGCTCTAATGCATTAGATGCCAACACATCTGGTAAAAATAATGTAGCAGTTGGACATGATGCTTTAAGTGGTAATACCACAGCAGATAATAATACAGGAGTAGGAAAAAGTGCATTAGAAGCAAACACTACAGGTGCTTCAAATACAGCAGTTGGTTCGGGTGCATTAGATGCTAACACAACAGCATCAGAAAATACTGCTTTTGGCTTTGATGCTTTAGGGGCAAACACCACAGGAGATGGAAATACTGCTATTGGTGTAAAAGCTATGGATGCTAATACAGTTGGTGATAGAAATGTTGCAGTAGGGTCAGAAGCACTAGGTGCTATGAATCCTTCTACTAACGCAGATATGTACAATGTTGCAGTAGGTTATCAAGCGAGTCTAGCAATAACCACAGGTATTCAAAATGTTGTAGTTGGTGGATTAGCTGCAGACGCATTAACAGAAGGTAATTATAATGTTGCTTTAGGAACTGGTGCTTTAAGTACAGATACTTTAGGCTCACTAAACACAGCAATCGGTCATTCAACATTAAATACACAAAATTTTACATCTGCTACAGACTCTGCTAATACTGCTGTAGGTGCTTTTGCAGGTGATAAAATTACTACAGGTCAAATTAATACAGCAATGGGTTACTTGGCTTTATCAAAATGTACTACAGGAAGCAGTAATGTTGCTATTGGTTATGATACTCTTGGAGAACTTACAACTGTTTCAGACTGTACAGCATTAGGTTATGCAGCCTTACAAGCAAATACATCAGGAACTGAACAAGTAGCAGTAGGTAAAGGAGCATTAAGAGTTAATACTACTGGTTCAAAAAATACAGCAGTTGGCTTAAATGCTTTGGTAGCAAACACCACAGCTAATAACAACACAGCAGTAGGTTATTATGCTGCATCATCAAATACAACAGGTGCACAGGTTACTGCATTAGGTTGGAACGCTTTACGAGCTAATACAACAGGTAGTGATATTACAGCGATTGGTAAAAGAGCACTAGATGCTAATACCACAGCCTCAAATAACACAGCAGTTGGAACTAATGCTATGTTGTTAAACACTACAGGTGATAATTCAGTAGCAGTTGGAGCTTTTGCTTTAGATGCTAATGAAACTGGTGTTAATAATGTTGCAGTTGGCATGAATGCTTTAGGTGCAAATCTTAACTCAAATAATACAGCAGTAGGTAGAAATGCTGCGGAAGCTAATACAACTGGTTCTAAACAGACTGCTGTTGGTACTAGTGCTCTCGCAACTTGCACTACTGGAGCAGGTAATACTGCTATTGGTGCAGATGCAGCTACAGCACTTACCACAGGTAATGACAACACTATAGTTGGACATGATGCAGGAGATTCATTAACAACTGCTTCAAATTCTGTAGCAGTTGGTTATCTAGCTTTATCTACTTGTACAACAGGAGATAATAACGTTGCTCTTGGTCGTAATTCTTTAAAAGATGTAACAACAGGTAGTTCAAATGTATCTGTAGGTGATGATTCAGGAGAAAATATAACTACTGGTGTACACAATGTAACCATAGGTGTTGATTGTGGAGACACTTTAACTACTGGTAATGATTGCATTTTAATTGGTAATACTGCTAGACCTAGTGGTAGTGGTGGTGCAAATCAAATAGCTATGGGTACTGTTGCAACTTGTGTTGGAGATAATAACTTTACTTTTGGTAATCAAAGCACAGATTCTAATATAGCTTTTGGTGCTACATCAATTACAGCACCTTCAGATATAAGATTAAAAGAAGATATACAAAACGAAGAAGTAGGTTTAAATTTTATAAACGATTTAAGACCTGTAACTTTTATTTGGAAAAAAGAAAAAGATATACCTTCAGATATGAACGCTTATAAAAAAGATTCTGAAGAAAGAACTATGAATGGTAA